AATTGACTGTTGGCCTGAGTGGCGAAAGGTTCGGGCTGTTAACCCGATGTGTTCTTAAAATTGACACCACCGTGGGTTCGAGTCCCACCCAGTCAGCAAAAAGTATCTCAGAGGTACGAAAAAACGGCGTGTAACCCTCAATCCTGATAAGATTGCTACGGGTAATTGGTAAGTGAAAATGCTGGTTCGATTCCAGTCACGCCGACAAAAGGAATAGTGATTAGATAGAGTTACTTCGCAAACTTTAATTTTGATACAAACACTCTTCTAAGATTTTCTTTCCTTTAAATGTACAGATGGTAGAGTGGCGAATACAACAGCCTGCAAAGCTGTAGTCGAAAGACCGTCAGGGGTTCGAGTCCCTTTCTGTACTCAAATAGTCCTGTAGCTCAATCGGGAGAGCGCCGTTCTTACATAGCGGAGGGAGTCGGATCGTAACCGACCGGGACTACTAAAATTGTCAGTTAGCTCATTTGGTAGAGCACTTGTCTGATACACAAGAGGTGCCGGGATCGTAACCCGGACTGACAACAAAATGGATGGTGATTGAAAGTGTTACTTCGTGAAATTGGTATACACATTTGACTTAAACTCAAACTTTTGAGGGTTCAAGTCCCTCAGTAAAACCACTTTTAAACCTTTCCTCCATTAACCGCATCCTTCGTATAGTAGGTTGATTATTCCGGATTTGTAACCCGGTGACGCCAGTTCGAGTCTGGCAGGATGCTCAAAATCGAATCAGTAGGAAGGCTCACTATTTTTATATATAATAATAAAAATAGTGAGATTTATGAAAGATATAGATATTAAAAAATTAGTAGAATTTGTAAATAATGGATTGATGATAAAAGAAATATCACTTGAGTTAAAAATATCAGTCTCAACTGTGAAGAGACTTATGAGCAAAAATGGTCTTAATTCAAAAGTAAATTTTCTTAAAAATGAGGTTGTAAATTGTCTGAATTGTCAAGTAGAATTTAAATCTTGTATAAGTGATTCTAGAAAATTTTGTTCAAAATCCTGTTCTGCAACTTTTAATAATAAAAAAAGATGTTTAATAAATGAAGAAAAAAAGAAAAAAGAAAAAAGAAAACATAGACCTCTAAAAAATTTCGGACTTTGTTTAAACTGCAATGTTGATATTATTCGAGAAAATAATCGTAATAGTAGATATCCTAAGTATTGTAGCTTACCATGTCAAGCAATATTTCGGATGAATGAGAGAGTCTTAAAAGGAATAGCTAGTACAAGAACTCTAAAATTATTTTTAGTAAAAAATAATGGTGAAAAATGTATGAAGTGTGGATGGTGTGAGAAAAATCCTATAACAAATAAAGTTCCAATAGAACTTGAACATAGGGATGGTAATTCAGAGAATAATAATCTTGATAATCTTGAGTTATTATGTCCAAATTGCCACTCATTAACCCCAACATATAAAGCACTAAATAAAGGTAAAGGAAGACATAAAAGAAGAGAGAGATATAAAGAAGGGAAAAGTTATTAATAGTTCTGTAGCTCAGTTGGTTAGAGTGTTTGCACGACACGCAAAATGTCACTGGTTCGAATCCAGTCAGGACTACAAACTCCAATGTCGTATAACGGCAATTACACACCGTTGGTATCGGTGATAAACCAGTTCAACTCTGGTCATTGGATCAAATGCCTCTATGAGCAAATGGTAAAGCTTGCCGGCTTAGACCCGGTGGAAAACTATGATACGTTCTCAGTTCGACTCTGAGTAGAGGTACTAAAAATTGCAGAAGTGGCGAAATTGGTAGTACGCGCTAAGCTCAAACCTTAGTTTTTTATGAGTTCGAATCTCATCTTCTGTACAAATGGCGATATGGTGTAACGGCAAGCTCACTCGGCTCATATCCTTGGGGACCAGGTTCGATTCCTGGTATCGCTACTAAAAAAATAATTTGGAAGTTTAAAAACTTTCCGTATATTTGTAATATAAATCAAAAGAGACAAAAACTTTTTAATATATAAAGAAATGAAAACATTATTAAACATATTCGTTAACCCGCAACCCCAAGTTGCTATCGATCAGGATCCTGATACGATTAAGGCTAACTTTGTGTTTATGTGATGTGAAAACATTATAAATAACTCAACCCAGTTAGTCGAAAGATTAACTGGGTTTTTTTGTTTTTAGTAAAATTACGGAGTGTAATCGGTAATTGGCTTCCGGCCTGGTTTGGGACCAGGAGAGTAACGAAAGTGAACATGCAGGTTCGAATCCTGTCACTCCGACAAAAATAGTCTCAGCGCATAACGGTTGGTGCACCTCACTGTCTATGAGGAAGTAAGTGAAAGCTGAATAGCGGGTTCGATTCCCGTTGAGACTGCTAATATTTTAATATATAAATAAAATTTTATATTAAAATGTATAAAAAAGAATGTAAATGGTGTAATGAATTAATTGAAGTCGAAAAACAACCCTTATTTGCACTTCATGTTGCTAATTGTAAATTGAATCCGAATTTGGAGGATAGGAAGAAGAAAGCTTCACTGAGGTTTAAAGGAATTTTAAAATCAGAGAGAATAAAACTTGAAAAAGTTTGTTCAAAATGTGGTCATAATTTTGAAATAGTTGCAACAGAGTCAGAAATAAGACGAGATAAAGTAAAAAAATTTTGTTCCAGAAAATGTGGTAATAGTAGAAATTTAACTGAAGAAACTAAGAAGAAAATTGGCAAATCTCTGATAGAGGGTGGTAACAGGTTTATTCCAGATAATAAAGGTAGAAAGTATGAGAGACGAAAGGGTATTCTATTGACTAATAAAAAGAATAGTGAATTTACTTGTCTTCATTGTGAAGAAATCGGAAAATCATACAAATACAAAAAAGACCAGAAATATCATAAAGAATGTTGGTTAAGAGTTTCCGGTGGAATAAAGAAAGGTTCAAGTAGAGGAAAATCTGGCTTTTACAAAGGTTATTGGTGTGATAGTAGTTATGAGTTAGCTTATTTAATTTATTGTTTAGATAGTGACATAAAAATTGAAAGAAACAAAAAGGGATTTGAATATTTCTATGAGGAGAAAAGACATCTATTTTACCCAGACTTTATAGTCAACGGTAAATATGTAGAGATAAAGAATTTTAAATCGGAATTGACAGATGCCAAGATATCATATTTTCCAAATGAGATAACAGTTATATACAAAGTAGATATGGGTCCTTATTTAGAATATGCTATTAGTAAGCACGGAAAGAGTTTTATATCAGTTTATGAATCTAAATAAAAATATATTTTGAATATAATTAAAAAATAAATATAAAAAATTATGACAACTTTTACTCAATACCAACAGCAACAACAAATTAATCGAACAGATTGATAATGGTATAGTATTGTCTAAAAGTACTGAACCCTGTCAATCTTAATTGACAGGGTTTTTTATTGGAGTATCGCCTAATGGCATGGCGCTGGGTTTTGACCCCAGTGGAACGTAAGTTCTGTGTAGGTTCGAGTCCTGCTACTCCAACAAAACAATCCCCCAGAGTGTGAAGGTTAGCATAACTGTCTTTGAAACAGTTGGATCTCGGTCAGTACGAGATGGGGGAGCAAATTGGTAAATCGTATAATGGTAATTATTTTTGACTCTGGATCAAAAGATATAGGTTCGAATCCTACCTTGGCAACAATAAAAATTAACTAATCGAATAACTTGTCTATGTCCTTAAAGCATTTTAGTGAGACTAATTTAAATTTTCACCATTAGTCTCACTAAAATACCTATATGTATGTCCTTTAACGATTATAAAATTACCTGTCTTTTTATTAATTTTTCTTCTACAACATGATATGATATTACTATCACTATTTATTTGATTTTCTCTACAAGCCTGTTTAATAGAATCATATATCTCTACTAATTTACCATCTAAATTATACTGACATATTATCTTGCTATTTACCTGTATATTATTATTATAAGGTATATAATCAAATTCATCATTGGTATATCTAAAAGTCGTATCTTTGACCGTATAATAACCTTTAAAATTACAACATTTTGAAATCAATCCTATGTGACATCCTGTTTTATTTTTGGCTTCACTCATAGATTTAAACTCATTCAATATATTTCCATTTAAATCATATTGAATGACTGATTTGCTATTCTTTTTAGATATTTTTTGTCTAATAATTTGCATATTTGTTAGATATTTGACTTTATTCAAATTGAATTCTTCAATTGCTTTATTTATCACAAGTAAATCAGGTTCTTTTTTAGATTTTTTACAACAAAAATATTTATCAATAAATCTAAAATAATATCCTTTTGATTGTATGTATTTACCTGTACAGCATCTTATAATATTAGATCTTATTATTCCAGACTTTTCTTCAGCCTCATATGATGAATTATAAATTTCTATTATATTGTTTTCCAAATCAAATTGAATAATCTCCTTTCTTAAAGGATGATTCATTTTCATCTTTTCAACTGACTCTATTTTATGTTTTCTGTTAGTCCAGTCAAATCCATCACCACCTTTTGTCATGTTTGTCAATCTCAATCCAAGATTCTCATAATATGATATCCAACTGGATTCTAACTCATTAATATTATAATCATCCCCTTCATCAATAATATTCATTATAGGTTCTAATCCTTTATTCTTTAAATTTAAAATCCACTTATTCTTTTTAGTCCAAGATTCCAATAGATTATAACTATTTATATGTCTTTTTAAACGATCTTTTGGATTTTTTGTCTTACCGACATATCTAATTTTATTAGATTCCGGATCAATGAGTACATAAATATATTGTTTATTCATACTATATATATTAACAATCTAAAAGTCCCTAAGTGAAAATTTTTATTTTTTAATTTTTTTGGTTATCTTTGTAAAATATATAAGAAAACAAAAAATCAATGAGAACAAGAATAGCCCCGAGCCCAACTGGATATATGCAAATCGGAAATCTCCGCACAGCACTTCTTAACTATCTAATGGCGAGAGCCAATGGTGGTCAATTTATACTTCGTATTGATGATACTGACCAAGAAAGAAATAAACAAGAGTATATTGATTATATCTATGACCAAATGAGTCAATTTGGTTTAGATTATGATTTAACTTTCAAGCAATCTGAAAGATTGGATCGATATAAAGAAGTTGCTGAAAAAATTGGAACCAAGACTGAAAATGGTTACGAACTTGACATGGGTGAATATAAGATGGTTATTCTTAGAAATAATGGATATCCGACTTATAACTTCTGTTCTATTTTGGATGATTATGATTATGATATTACACACATCATTCGTGGTGTTGATCACATTTCTAACCTTGACAAACAAAAAACTATTTGGAATGAAATCTGTAAAGTTGATGGCAATAAGACATTTCCGGAAGTTATTCACGCCGGGCTCCTTTTCGAAGGAAATTCAAAACTTTCAAAAAGAAGTGGGAACGGAACAACAGAAGATTATAAAGATGTCAATAAAAAGGCACTTTTAAATTGGCTGTTTAAATTTGGTTGGTCACATCCTGATCCTAACTTTGATAGTAAGTATAAGACATTGAGTATGGATGAAATGATTGCACTTTTCAATGATGGTAATATCTCTAACCGAAATTGTAAGATTGATAAGAATAAACTTCTTTTCCTAAACAAGGCTTGGAATAAGAGAGATCTTTCATTAACATTTTAAAGAAAAGAAGGTTTAATACCTTCTTTTCTTTTTTGTTTTTCTACCTAACCATATACCAAATATCCATGACGATAGTGGAATTAAAATCTTTTCAAGAAACCATTTCCAATTCTCATACCAAAATGATCTTATTTCTGCTTTAGGATTTGAACGAACATATATTTCATCTGAATAAACTATTTGTTTAACATCATCATCTTTGAATACAGAGATAACTAAATCAAGTTTATTGGTTCCAGATTTTAAAGGAGTGACATTGAATTTCCATTCTGTATAAGTAGAATCTACAAGTTGTTTTTGGATATTAACTGGAGTCACTTTAAAAGAGTTTCCAGTTGGATCAATTAACTCAACTTGCATCTTATTAGATGTTTTAATACTTTTTTCAAAAACTTTACCATTTAGGTTGTTATGTATTTCAACATTTGTTTGTGACTTTGATATTCTAACAATGACTTCATAATTTTTCATTACTTGCATTGTATCAGGAACTTTATAAACAACTTGACCTAAATTAGTTTCAGTATTAACAATACTTGATGTGTTGTTTTTAATAATTCTTTCTTTGATTTGTTGATCATTACTTTCATTTTCAGCATTTTTAATTGGATTCGGATAGACTTCTTTTCTATTCTCAATCATTAAAACCTTTTCTTCTTCCACTTTACTAGAATCTTTAGCATTCTCAATTTTAGGTGAGTTATCTGGTAGATTTTTAGTTGAAGTACAACCTATAAAGATTAGTGTTAGGAAAATAAATAAATATTTCATAGGTTATATATTAATTTTTTTTATATATTTGTATATAAGTTTGTATAGAGTGTAAAGGAATCATCGCTGGTGTAAAAACTGGAGGAAGTTCGCCACTGCAAAACCTAACTTGGGAGATTCAAGTTGTGACTGTTTCGGTCCAACCTCTGGGTCGTTATCACCAAGGAAGCAGCAACTCAAATAGATCAAGGATGTCGGTTTTCCTATGAGATCGGGTTGAGGCATAGATAAATGATGATATAGAACAAAATGGCGGCTACACTTGCCTCTTACAAACTTTAAATATTTACGTTATGAATTTCATTAGAATGCATTTAGTTTCACAAATACTTAAAAACTACGTGGAGAATTGTAGAAAATTCTCTCATGATGGATTTTTCTACTTTAATGATAAAGTCGGTAAAATAAATAGAGTTGGTAAAGGATTCTTATATAATGAAGAAGAAGTAATACACCTTGATTGGCGAAACGTTAAAGATAAAGAACTACTAACAATATTTAAAAAAGTAAAGAATAAAGATTTTTTCTTCTATAAGAATATAAATGGAAAATTCTACAAAACAAGACCTAAACATGTTAAAACTTGATTACACATATAGTACAAATTATGATTTTCACACAGAACACTCTTGTGAGTCTTCTGGATGTTATGATGAAGGTATTTGCCGTTGTTGCCAAATAGAAGATGCTTATGTGAATAGTATTGATCTATCTTCATTAACCCAAGAAATATACTTTCAGTTCATTCCTGAGAATGGAAAGTCAAGAAAGCGTGAGACTCGTATTTCAGAAATTTTATACGGTGGTCCAATTGTTGATCAGTATTGTATTTATCGTATTCTAGTTATAAACAAAGTATTTGATACTGGATATTGGGAGGTGAATATTTGTGGTGGTTATTATGGTCAAGAGATTGATGATGTGACTATTGATGCTTCTTTATTGTTTAAAATTAATGAGCAGTGTGAGAAATTGTTTCAATTAGAAACTTTATCTGAAAAGTTAAGATATGTTCTTGATTTAGAATATGGTTTTTTATTAGATGATGTTAAGGATTGTGAATTTGAACTTATTTCAATTTATAAGAATCATATTGATTTTAAGAAGTTAAATCAAAATCATATTAATAATGTTAAGATGGAGGATTTAGACCACTACAACCCATCAAAATATCAATTACCAAGAGGTATAGTTCGTGGTGAGATTGACAACTATAAAATCATTGATGGATTTCATAGAATTATAGCATCTGAAGATAAAAATTCATTTGGAGTTTTCAGAGTTATAAAAAATTAAGTTTTAAATAGTATATATACACTCAGATATGAGTGTTCCCTGTGAGAGTTGTACAGCAAAGTGCTGTAAAAACTATGACGTATTTATCGACCATGAGGATTTGAACATTTCAGAAGATTTATCATTTATTAAAAAAATTGAATATGATAAATCTTTTGGATATGTTCCTAAATTTATTTTATGGAAAAATGGTAAAAAGAAAAAATGGGTTTTGTGTTTAAATAATCCTGATAAGACGTGTCAGTTTCTTATAGATGATAAGTGTTCTATCTATGAAAAGAGACCGTTGATATGTAGAACTTATCCACATTTTGTTGATAAGGATAAAGTTAAAACTATGAAAAATCTTTGTCCAATAAAATGGAATTTAAGTAAAGAGCAGGAATTAGAGTTGAAATTAAATTATGAAAATCTTTTAGTAAATTTCCTAGCATTTGAAACTATTTGTGACGAATGGAATAAAATTGTTACAAAGGATGATAATTTGGAAAAATTTCTTATATTTGTAAAAAACTATAAATTCATATGATTATAGATCGTAAAAATAAATACAAAGGTTATCTCAATATTGACGAGATAACTTATAAAACAAAATCCGGAAAAGAAGGCAAACGAGAACTTATGGTTCGACAAAATGCTGTTGCTGCTCTTCTTTATGACACTGTAAAAGAAAAATATATTCTTATTTCACAATGGCGACCAGGTTCGGCTTCTGATATTGTTGAAATTGTTGCGGGAACACTTGATAAGCCAGGCGAAGATCCTCGTGATGCAATGACTCGTGAAATTGATGAAGAAGTTGGATATGCAACTGACTCAATCAAATTGATTGATGAATGTTATATGTCACCAGGTGGATCAAGTGAGGTAATCACTATTTACTTCTGTGAGGTATCTAAAAAGATTGGTGCTGGTGGTGGAGTTCCGGGAGAACTTGAAGAGATCGATACGATTGAAATGGATCGTGAAGAGTTAATGACAACTCGTTTTAGAGATGCAAAAACAATAATTGCTGTTAATTGGGCAAGATATAATCACAAAGTTTAACTAGACAACATATATGGGAAAAATGACAAAAAATTCACTCGGCGCAATGCCCGGATCAATTGAAAAAATTATAGCACATGCACAGGATGCTATATTGGCATCTGGGAAAAAATTTCATGAAATTCCAAAAGAAGCCATTGAAAGTTTTCTTAATCAAATGGGACTATCAATGGATCAGGCAAAAAAAGTGTATAATCATCTTAAAGGTGAGTATAACGATACAAAAAATTCCTCAACTCCAGTAAGTACTCCTGTTCACACACCAACTGTTGATCATTATACTGAGAAGATAAAAAATCCTAGAAAAAGTGTTTTTGGTGAGATAAAAAAAATTGCATAATTTGTTTGTGAATACAAATATTTTTGTTATATTTGTATTCACAAATAACTTATAGCCATGCGCAAGACAATCTTTATTATTCTATTAGTTTTATTAGTATTATTTCTAATATCAAGTGGATTATTTCTATCAGTTGCTATTTTCTCAGCCGCTGTTGTACCACTGACTTGGGTGTGGGGGTTAATAACTGGCCAATCCTATGATCGTGTATGTGATAACTCTGAAATTATTTACCGACTAAATAAAATTGGTCAATGGACTATTGTGATTGGCATTGCAATCTCCTTAATAGGTCTAGTATTCTTTTGTTTGTTTTAAGTTATTATAAATTTTTATTTTATAATAAATTTCCGTATATTTGTAAAACAAACAACGACATACTATGGACTTCATAACATTCAATACCCAAAATACAAAATTTGTAGATGGTGAATTCATTAAGAATGATGATATTTATGATAAAATCTACGAAGATGGATCATTCACTTTGGATGACCAATGGATGTCATTTGATTGTAATGGGGTTTCTATTGTGGTTGATTATGAAATAAGTGTATCTGGTTCATCATCTTATGATAGTGGTGACTACTGGACAGCTCCAAGTTCTGATGTTGATGTTGATAGTATCGATATTGATGTTACCACGGTTAGTATTGACGAATATGAAGTTGAACTAACTTCTGAATTAAAGAAAATTTTTGAAAGTTTTATTGAAAAGAAACTTTTTTAATAAAACTTATATCTTTATAAAAGATATATTTATTATGTGTATGAAATCAAATATTTATGGCATGAGTGAGACTCAAATTAAGAGTTTCTTTAAGCAAAGTATTATGAATGGTACATATAATCGAGTTTTAAAATCCAAAGCATTAAAAAGTTCTAAATATTTACAAAAGATTGCTAAGGAATCTTCAAATGAATTTGAAGAAATCAGTAAGAATTTAGAAACTACTTTAGATTGTCCGACTAAAAGGTGGAAATATCTTATAAAAAACATTTAAATTATGATTTATCCTGAGCCAGGATGCCACTACTTGCATTATAAAGGTGGAATATACAAAGTTATGTTTCTATCTAAACACACCGAGACTGGTGAGATATTGGTAAATTACCAGTCAATAATTTTTGGAACTTATTTTTCCAGACCACTTGATTCTTGGAATGAAAAAACGATTGATGGTCAAGATAGATTTATTCTCGATATTAGAAAGTGATTAAATTAAAGTGTTTATTTGGATTTCATGACTGGGAATATTCAGATCCAGTATCTTATTCCCAGAATACAATCTATGTTGATAGAATTCGTTACCCAACAAGATTTTGTACAGTTTGTTTTAAAAAACAAATTAGAAATAGATATGATATGCAGATATTTTGGACAAATTCTGATAAATTAACACCTTATGAAATAAGACAAAAAAAGTTAAAAAATTTATTAAAGGATTAAAGGGTGGTAGCCCTTTTAATAACCAAATCAAGATTTATAATGCTTCTATGATCTTTATCACTAGCATTGATATATTTCCTAACATTATCATCTATCATTTCTGGTTTCAATGATTTAGTAAAAATAGAATTACTTGAAAATCTTTTTTGTCCTTTTACTCTTTGTATTTTTAAACCTGGATTATTCTTAACTAACCAATAAGGTATTTTAATCCAATTGAACCCTTCCATATTATCTACTGGTTCTAATATTTCTATTTGTGATTTAGGTAGTATAACCTTATAGGGTAAAAATGTATATGGAACTCTACCATCTGCGAAAAAAGATCTTGTATCTTCTTTCTCTTGTAGATTTAAAACAGTTATTGATTTTTCAGAATCTTCAATAATCATGTAAGCACCAACAACAAACTTATCAAGTGGATCATATATTGACATATAAAAGTCATAATCTGTTGATTCACTTTCATTAAATCTTTTTAAATATTTCATATTATTAGTTTTCATCATATTCACTATCTTCTTCATCTTCATCCATGAATAGTGATTCAAGATAATCAACTACATCCATATATCCATCATATAGACCCCATTTTTCATCTAAATAAGCCGCAATTTCATTTGACTTTTCTTCAACTGCTAAACTATCATCATTAGCAATCTCTAAGAATTTAGATTTTAAATCTTCTAAACCATCATATAGATCAAAATCTTTTTGAGACAACCATTGTTGAAATTTGTCCCAGTGTGATTCGTATCCTTGAGAATCAAATTCTTCAAATATTTTTAAGTATCTCATAATTAGTTATCTTTTTTAGTATATATTAAACTTTTAATTATCTAATTTATATAAATTTTGTTGTTTGTTTGTGAGTTCAATTTACCGTAGTTTGTTATTTTCTTCTCAAAGAATATTGAACTCACTAAAATAAAACCTCTCTTGAAAAAGAGAGGTTTTATTTTTTTATAAAAAAATATTACTATATTTGATATATGAATTATATAGACCCAGAATTTTACACAATTGCAAATTTCATAATTCCAAAAATCATCATATCAACTATATGTGGATTGATAATTGGTTATGACCGAGAGATTAAACAGAAAGTCGCCGGAATTAGAACAAATATTCTAATATGTGTTGGATGTACTATATTAACATCACTATCATTTTACTTATCAAAAGATAATCCAAATATAGATCCAACTCGTATAGTGGGTCAGATTATAACAGGAATCGGATTCTTAGGAGCTGGTGTAATTATGAAACATGATGATAAGATAATCGGTGTAACTACTGCAGCATTTATTTGGATTGTTAGCGCTATTGGGATCTTGATTGGATCAACAGAAAGTTTTATTTTACCTATTTTATTGACACTTGGACTTTTACTTATAAGTCGTATTTTTGAAAAATTTGAAAATTACCTTAAAAAATAATTTATAATATATAATAGATGAAACTAGAAATCGAGCGCAAATTTCTCTTAAAATCATTACCTAATATTAAATTTGATCAAGCAGTTAAAATAGATCAATATTATTTTAAAAATTCATCCGGCATTTGGGAAAGGGCTAGAACCTGGGATTCCTCAAATGGTGATTTTAAATTCATTCACACAATTAAGAAAAGTGTTTCTAAAGGTGTGAATATTGAAGATGAATATGAAATGTCAAAAAGTGAATTTAAAGAATTCAAAAACAAATGCTTTTCTGGTAAATTTGAGGCAAGATTTATAGAGAAAGTTCGTTATATCTATAACGACTCACCTCTTTATTGGGAAGTTGATGTATTTGGTAATGATTATAAACTTATAATTGCTGAAATAGAAATACCTAAAAAAACATATAAACTAATTATACCACAATTTATAAAAGATGTGAGTTTAATGGAGGTAACCGGTTTAAAACAATTTAATAATCGTAACCTTTCTATTAAAATAAAAAATACTAAATAAAAAATGAGTTTAGAACTTAGAATGTATGGAATGGTACCTTATAATATTTCACCGATTCAGCAAGGAATTCAATTCGGACATGCCGTAGTTGATTATGGTCAAAATATGAAGTATCTTGGAGAACATAATCAATCACTAAATACACAATACAACGATTGGGCTGATAATTGGAAAACTTTTATAATCCTAAACGGAGGAACCACAAATAATAAAATTGTTGATGGTATTTATTCCGGATCTTTAAATAATCATAAAGAAACTTTAGATAAAATTGGAATATTTAATGTTGGTTTTAATGAGCCGGATCTAGGTGACCAGTTAACATCAGTTGTATTTATTGTAGATGAGCGAATTTTCAATAAAGAAAAATATCCCCATTTCGAATTTAAAATCAAAAGGCAATCGGATCTAAATAATCCTCAGTTTGTTGATGATTCAGAAAAACAAGAATGGACTTTGTGGGTTCAATCCATCGGTGGCTGGAAAAACTTAGAATTAAGGAATTTCCTTCAAAATTTCAGATTAGCATAAATTTGATACAATATGCAAATAAAAATAAATAATGAGATATTTAATTGTTCAGATGGTGGTGTTCAACTATCATTTGGATCACATGCTAGTATTCATTTAAATTTTGACTTAAGTAATTATCCTCATTATGAGAACTTCTTTGTAAAATTACATGAGACTAATAATAGATTCACAATAATTTCCTCAAAATTCGTAGCAGAAGGAACAAGAATAAAAACCCTAGATATTGATTTTAGAAATAAAAAGTTGAATGTTTCATTTCATTGTCAAGTTCTAAACACAACCGAACCTTCAATGAGAAGAGAAGAAGCTATAAACGAGATATTCTCTAAAACTTTTGATACTAACTAAGATATAAAATACAATATAAATAGACAATATATAATTAATATGAAAAAAGAGACACAAGACAAAAACTACAAAGACTTAGACATCAAAAATGCTCTAAGTGACGATGAAGATGATTTGGATGATACTTTCAAACAAAAGAAGAACCAAGGATCTTCTAAAACACCTATACTAGACTCTTATAGTCGTGACTTGACTAAACAAGCCGAAGAAGGAAAACTCGATCCAATTGTTGGTCGTTTAAAAGAAATTGAAAGAGTTTCTCAAATTCTATCAAGACGTAAGAAAAACAATCCTATTCTTATTGGAGAACCAGGTGTAGGTAAATCAGCAATTGCTGAAGGTCTTGCACTAAAAATTGTTCAAAGAAAATGCTCAAGAGTTCTCTTTAATAAAAGAGTTGTTACACTTGACTTAGCATCTATGGTTGCTGGTACTAAATACCGTGGTCAATTTGAGGAAAGAATTAAAGCACTTATGGGTGAATTAGAAAAAAACCCAGATGTTATTCTCTTCATTGATGAAATTCACACTATGATTGGTGCTGGTGGTGCTTCTGGATCACTAGATGCATCTAATATGTTTAAACCAGCTCTTGCTCGTGGAGAAATTCAAATCATCGGAGCAACTACAATCGATGAATATCGTAAACATATTGAAAAAGATGGAGCTCTTGAAAGACGTTTCCAAAAAGTTATGGTTGAACCAGCAACTGCTGATGAAACAATTGAAATACTTGGAAATATCAAAGATAAATATGAAGCACATCATAATGTTCATTATACAGAAGATGCTATTAAAGCATGTGTTGAATTAACAAATCGTTATATGTCAGAACGATTTCTACCAGACAAAGCAATTGACGCACTTGATGAAGCAGGATCTAGAGTACATATTTCAAATATTGTAGTTCCTAAGGAAATTACAGATGTTGAACAAAAACTACAAGATATCAAAGACAAAAAGACAGAAGTTGTTAAAGGTCAAAGATATGAAGAAGCAGCTAAACTGCGAGACGTTGAAAAACAACTTCAAAGACAATTAGAAGAAGCTCGTAAAAAATGGGATGAAGATTCTAAAGAGAATAAACAAACAGTTTCAGAAGAAAATGTTGCCGAAGTTGTGTCAATGATGACAGGGATTCCTCTTCAAAAGGTTTCTCAAAATGAGAATAAGAAATTATCTCAAATGTATGATACTCTAGCAGGTCGTGTAATCGGTCAAGATGACGCTGTTAAGAAAGTTGTTAAAGCCATCCAAAGAGGTCGTGTTGGAATGAAAGATCCCAATAAACCGACACTTGTTGCTATGTTAGTTGGAAATTCTGGTCAAGGAAAAACATTTTTAGCTAAACAGCTCGCTAAGTATTTATTTGACTCAGAGGACGCTATGATTAGAGTCGATATGTCTGAGTATATGGAGAAAATTGCAGTGAATCGCATAATCGGTAGTCCGAGTGGTTATGTTGGTTACGAAGACTCAAATTTGCTCGATAAAATCAGAAGAAAGCCAAATTGTGTATTCTTGATGGATGAAATCGAAAAGGCTCATAGTGATGTTTATAACATTTTCTTACAAGCTTTTGATGATGGTCATATGACGGATTCACACGGAAGAAAAGTAAGTTTCAAAAACTGTGTTATTTTAATGACAACAAATGTTGGGACTCGTGTCGTTAAAGAATTTGGTGATGGCGTTGGGTTCTCAACAAAGCACAAATTAGAAAATAAGGATGAAAACATTAAATCGACTTTAGAGAAAGAATTGAAGAAAAAGTTTGCTCCCGAGTTCATAAATAGAGTTGATGAGATTATTTATTTCAACGACTTGACAAAAGAAGACATAAGAAAAATTCTAAAACTAGAGCTTGATAATTGTTTGAATCGTCTTATAGATTTAGGATATACATCTGAAACTGACGATACAATTGTTGAAAAACTTATGGAGGTTGGTTATGATAAACAATATGGTGCTAGACCTATGAAGAGAGCCATTCAAAAATGGATTGAAGATCCACTTACAGAAACTCTTTTAGAAACACCACCATCTGGTTCTATATTTCAAATTTCTTACGACTCTGAAAAAGACGATACTATTATTACAATAAAAGATCAAGACATTGAGAAGGCTTCTAAACCAAAAAAAAAGAGAGATGAATAATCTCTCTTTTTTTATGACCGATGTGTATTTTAATATATAAAATAAAAATATAAAAGGATATGTTGGTTAAGAGAAAGGCAGAAAGAGATAAATCTAAGTACTTATCCTATGATGAATTGAAGGAATATGTAAGGATAAATAATATTTTTACTAAGGAACAATATATAACTCATGTTTCAAAAAATTACTTAGTAGATGATAAAAATATTCCATATAACCCATCAACTTTTTATGATAAAAGTATTTGGGAAGGGTGGTCTATGTTTTTAAGAGATGAAATTTATAAAAAAAATTATAATGGTACTTATTATAATTATGGTGAATGTAAAGAAATAATAAAGAAGTATAATTTTACAAGTAAAGATAATTTTATATGACCTGTCAAAGAAAACACAGAAGTCTTTAGCTTCTGTGATGAATTTGACAAAAAACAATTTTAACCTTCTAACCTTGTGTTAAAATGTATTGTTTAATGGTATTTGGATTGGCTTCTCCAATTGAACAAACAAAATAACCATCTGACCAAAAAGTTTTTTCAACCCAAAATTGTGTGTATAAATAATTTCTATGAACTGAACGCCATATATGGTAGGTAGATTCTTGTTTTAACTTTCTAACAATTGATGTTATAGATAATCTTGGAATATAACGGATAAGGAAATGTATATGGTCTATATCAGATTCCATAACTTCTATTTCAAAATCTGATTTGGAAGCAATAGATAAAAATAATTGTTTAATATCATCTTTTAATTGACCAACAAGTAATTTCTTTCTGTATTTACATACAAAGATTAAATGACACTTTAAATAATGTTTTGAACGATTTGTTGAATTGTAATTGGAATTTTTAGACATAACTTTTAATTTTTTTGTGAATGTTTTTCAAAATGAATGGAAATATTTACAAAAAAATTAAAAAATGTAAAAAATGACTTTTAAAGTTTAATATATATATTATATGAAAACAATATTTAAGTCATTTAAGTTTAGAATATATCCAAATAAAGAACAAGAAATACTGATGTCTAAACACTTTGGTGCTTGTAGATTTGTTTTCAATCATTATCTAAACAAGAGAAAAGAAAGTTATCTTGGAGAAGATAAAAAATCGCTTAATTACTATGATAATGCTAACGATTTAACTCAATTTAAGAAAGATGAAAACTTTAATTGGTTAAAAGAAATTAATAGCCAATCACTTCAATCATCTTTAAGAAATCTTGATACAGCTTATGGTAAATTTTTTAGAAAACAATCTAAATTTCCAAAATTTAAATCAAAATATGATAAACAATCATTTAAAATACCTCAATTTGTTAAATTAGAAAATAATGAATTAATTTTACCTAAATTCAAAAGTGGTATTAAAATCAATTTACACAGAGAAACTAATGGTGAAATATTGTTTGCTACCATATCTAAATCAACAACAGGTAAATATTATGTTTCTATTGCCTGTGAAGTAAATCATAAACCTTTTGAAAAAACTGGTAGTGAAGTTGGTATAGATACTGGTATTAAAGATTTAGCTATATTAAGTGATGGAACTATATATGAAAATATTAGAAGTTTAAAGAATAGTTTAAAAAAATTAAAATATGAACAACGACAACTATCTAAAAAACAAAAAGGTAGTTCATCGAGAAATAAACAAAAACAAAAACTTGCGGTTGTTCATGAAAAAATAACTAATGCAAGAAAAGATTATTTACATAAAGTTTCGACTGAAATTGTCAAAAGCCACGACATTATATCAGTGGAGGATTTAGCCGTAAAAAATATCATGAAAAACCATAAGTTAGCACAAGCAATGTCTGATGTTAGTTTAGGTTCATTCTATTCTATGTTAGAATATAAAGCCAATTGGAATGATAAACAATTTGTTAAAATTGATAGATTCTTTCCTTCGAGCAAAATGTGTTCAAATTGTGGGTGGATAAATCAGGATTTAACTCTTTCAATAAGAGAATGGAATTGTGAATCTTGTGGTGAAAAACATGATAGAGATTTTAATGCAAGTAAAAACATATTAAAACAAGGTTTAAAAATACTATCTGGTTCAGGGATTGAGTCGGATATAAAACAAAAACAGGTGGAGGCGTTGTCGTTAGATGAGTCTATGAAACCTGAAACACATTAGTCTTTAGCTAATGTGTAGTTCATTAAAAGAATTAAAGATATCATTAAAGATGATATACGAATTCCATATAGTCCATCTACTATCTATAAAGAAGAGTGGGAAGGATGGATTGAATTTTTGGATACTGATAATGATATCGAACAAATAATTGATTTAGTTTCTTTTGAATTCGCTAGAGACTACGCTAGAAGTTTAAATTTTAAATTACAAAAACAATGGTATGAAATTAAATGGATAGACCTACCGAAAGGAATGACTAAAAGACCGGAAAAATTATACAGGGATAAAGGTTGGATAGATTGGTTTGATTTTTTAGGAATAGAAACTAAAAGTAAAATGTCATGGGGTGAACTAATGATATCGCATATTTTAGAATCAAAAAATATAAAATATCTTTTTAACAAATCTCTAAAAGATTGTATATCTTCATCGAGATTACGATTTGATTTTTATTTACCAAAATATAATTGTTGTATTGAGTTTGATGGAAAACAACACTTTGAATCTTGTGAGTTTTTTGGAGGTGACGAAGAATTTAAAAAATTAAAAATTAGAGATAATATAAAAAATGAGTGGTGTGAAGTAAATGAAATAAAACTTTTGCGTTTAAATTATTTACAAAAAAAAGATGAAATTGAGAATATTGTAACTGAGTTTATAATTGAGAAGTCACCAAAAGAAGGATCAACTTTGATCATTGACTACGATAAAGAAGGAGACAAATCTGTTGTTTCAGAACCAACAGAAGGTAAAAAATCTTCTAAGAAGAAACCTAAAGATGATTAAAACAAAAACCCACTCAAAAATTTGAGTGGGTTTTTTTATTTAGTAGAGTTAAAAACAATAAATTAAAAAATACTATAATTATCAGATAATAGATTTACATTATCAGATAAAATAAATAAAAATAATGAATATAGGATTATTAGTAATTGCTACTGGGAAATATAAAGTATTTTTAAATGATCTAATAAAATCCGCTGATAAATTCTTTTGTAATGGACATAGTGTTAAATACTTCTTATTTGTTGATGAGATTCAAGATATTAGTTCTAAAAGAGAAATTATACAAACTGTTATTGAACACAAACCTTGGCCTTTTCCAACCTTATTGAGATATAAACATTTTATTAATAACTCGGATAAATTTGAGGATTTAGATTATATCTACTATGTTGATAGTGATATGATATTTGAAAATACTGTTGGTGATGAAATATTTGATGATGTTGTTTGCGTGGCGCATCCTTGGTTTATTGGTAATCGAGGAACACCTGAAAATGATAAAAAATCATTAGCATATATACCAGATCAAGTTAATTTTCAATATATGGCTGGTGCTTTTTTTGGAGGATCTAAATCTTGTATTATTAATATGTTTCAATTTATATCTAATCAAATAGATATAGATTATTCAAGAGGAGTTATCGCTAAATGGCACGATGAGAGTCATTCAAATAAATTTTTCATACTTTACTGTACTAAGATATTACCTCCTGAATATTGTTATAATAAACAATCTCCTTATTGTACATCAGTTAAGCACTGGATACCTAGGGTTGTTCAGGTTCTAAAAAATGATAATGAGATACGTTCATGAAAGATATAAGAGTTAAGTTTATGGATTTTTGGGGTGGATTTCAACCTCAAACATTTTATCCATATAAAATGTTATTAAAAACTGGATATAATATAATATTGGATGATAATAATCCTGATATAATTATCGGTTCTGTCTTTGGTAGGCAAATGGATAACTGGTCACATAAAACAAGAATAATGTACACTGGTGAGAATATAAAACCTGACTTTAATATATGTGATTATTTTATGGGATTTGAATTTTCTGATGATGAAAGAATTTTAAGATTACCTATATATCAGTTACATTGGGGAAATGCTAAACCAGAAGAAAAACAATATTTTTTTGATAAAAAATTAAATACCAATAGAAATAAATTCTGTGCTTTTATTCATAGTAATTCAAATGCACCAAAAAGAAATGAATTCTTTTCTAAACTCACTAATTATAAAAAAGTTGATTCTGGAGGAATGGCCTTTAACAATATTGGATATAGAGTAGAGGACAAACTTGAGTGGTTAAAAGATTACAAATTTTGTATGTGTTTTGAAAACTTTTCAGAAAATGGTTATCTGACTGAAAAACTTTTAGAAGGAATGATGGGTGGATGTGTGCCAATTTATTGGGGAAGTGAATCTTGTGTTGAAGAGTTTAATGAGGATTCATTTATTAACTGGCATAAATATAAAAATGATGATGATGTTATAAAAAGAATAATAGAGTTGGATCAGAATGATGAATTATATGAAAAGGTATATAATGAGCCATATTTGATTGATAATAAAGAAAATTTCTATATGGATGATAACCGGATAGTTGATTTTTTAAAAAAAATAATAATTAAAAATGTCAGTAAATAAAGAAGTATTAAGAAAGTACAAAAAGAATATTCTCATTGAAACTGGAACTTATATGGGTATGACTACTAAGGGTGCTATTGAAGAACTTGGATATGAAAAAGTTTATACAATAGAGTTACAGGATTATCTATACCAGATTTCACTTGGTAATTTAAGTCATCTCATAACTGAAAATAAAGTTGTAGCTATCAAAGGAAATTCAAATGAAAAATTAGGAGAGATATTGGCTGAAATTAACGAACCAGTTACTATTTTATTAGATGCCCATATAGATGGTGGGAACTTTGTTCCTAATGTCACCCCGGATGTTAATTGGTGTCCACTTTATGAAGAGTTAGAAATTATAAAAAATCATCATATAAAGACACACACAATATTAGTTGATGATGTAAGAATTATTGGAAAAATCGGATGGGGCTCAAATGTTTTCATCGAAAGAATCATAAATATGATAAAGGAAATAAATCCAGGATATCAAATAACATATGAAGAAGGTGAAACACCTGAAGATGTATTGGTTGCAAATATAAATTAATAAAATGATATCAATAGTAATTCCAGTATATAATACACCGATTGAGTTTATTGAAGAATGTGTTGATAGTATAAATTCACAGACTTTCAAGGATTATGAAGTCATTTTAGTAAATGATGGATCAAACGAGGAAGTTTCTCAATTTCTAAGAACATTAGTTAAGGAAAATTGGAAACTTTTTGAAATAGAGAGAGGTGGTATTTCAAAGGCATTGAATTTAGGAATACAAAATGCTAAATATGATTTAATTTGCAGAATGGACGCTGACGATATAATGACTTTAGATAGGCTACAAAAACAATTTGATTTTTTTGAAAAAAATCAAATTGATATTCTTGGTGGTCAAATGGAACTTTTCGGAAAGAGTTCAAGTATAACCCATCATCCATTAGATATTCCAAATGATATTATGAAATATACAGATTGGTTTATGAATCATCCAACTATAATGTTTAAGAAAGAATCAATAGTTAATATTGGTGGATATAATCCAGATTTTGACGGAACCGAAGATTTAGAGTTGTGGTGTCGTTCTTTAGCTAATAAATTAATTATTAAGAATCTTCCTGATATAATAGTCAGACATAGAAGACATGATGATAATGCTACTTCAAGAAATAATATGAACGAAATTATTAGAAAGAATGTGCAATTAAGAAATTACTATTTAAATATAGTTTATAATAAGTGATTATTAGTTTTATATTGAACAATATTATTATTTAGTTATATAATAAAAAAACATATTTAATGAATATAGAAGAATTACTTAATAATATTGATTACTATTTAAAAAATAATAATCCTAAATACCTCTATAATCAGAATTTTATTCCTGGTAGAAGTCAGATTTTATATTCTGGTCCCTATTGGGACAATCAAGAAATAGTTAGTGCTATTTCTACATTGATGACCGGCAAGTGGCTGGTAGCTGGAGAAAATGTACACAAATTTGAAAACCAATTTGCGAAAACATTTGGTGTTAAATATGCACAAATGGTCAACTCTGGTAGCTCTGCTAATTTGGTAATGATTGCTGCACTTAAAAAATATTTTGGGTGGAATGATGGTGATGAAATTATTGTTTCACCAGTAGGTTTCCCTACTACGATATCAACACTGGTGCAGAATAATCTAGTACCAGTTTTTGTCGATATTGAGTATGATACACTTAATTTTGATGTTAATAAAATTGAAGAAAAAATTACTAGCAAAACTAAAGGTATTTTTGTATCACCAGTGCTAGGTAACCCACCAGATATGGATTTCCTAACAACACTTTGTGAGAAACACAATATCAAATTAATTGGTGATAGTTGTGATAGTATCGGTTCTAAATGGAATGGTAGACATCTATCAGATTATTACATCGCATGGACATCTTCCTTTTATCCCGCTCATCATATATCAACAGGTGAAGGTGGAATTGTTTGTACGAATATTCTAGATTTAAAAAAATTATTTACAAGTTTTTCTTGGTGGGGTCGAGATTGTTATTGTGTTGGTTCTGCTAACTTGCTTTCTTGTGGTACATGTGGAAATAGATTTGATAAATGGCTTGATTCTTATGATGGTACAATTGATCACAAATATGTCTTCACCAACATGGGTTATAACCTTAAACCTATGGATTTACAAGGATCTATCGGATTGGTTCAACTAACCAAATTCAATGAGATTGATAGAAAACGAAAAGAAAGTAAAAATAGAGTTGAAAGCATTATTTTGAAACATGTAAAAGGTATCAAAGGTGTTGAAACGTTAGATAAATCTGATACGTGTTGGTTTGGAACTCCTTTTATTTGTGATGACAAAATTATCAAAGATAAACTTGTTGGTTTTCTAGAATCAAATAAAATTCAAACTAGAAACTATTTTGCTGGTAACGTATTAATGCATCCAGGTTATAACCATTTAGATGACTTAACCAAGTATCCAAATGCAAATCAAGTATTGGATAAGGTTTTCTTTTTGGGTGCCGCACCTCACTATGATGAAATTGTCTTTGACTATATAGAAAATACTTTTGAAGATAAATGGGTGAATTAAATGTATTAGTACTTGGTGATGGTATCCTAGGAAAAGAAATAGTTAGACAGACAGGATGGAATTATGTTTCTAGAAAAAAAGACAATTTAGATATAAAATATATTGAAAATTTTCTAAGTAATTATGAGGCAGACATTATAATAAATTGTATTGCAAATACAGATACTTATTCCACTGATAAAAGTGAACATTGGAATGTAAATTATGTCTTTGTAGATAAACTAATTAGATATTGTAATGAAAAATCAATAAAATTTATTCATATATCATCAGATTATGTTTACGCTGGTTCCGTAAATAATGCATCTGAAGAAGATGTTCCAGTTCATTGTAATAATTGGTATGGATATACTAAATTACTTGCTGATGGATTAGTTCAATTGCAATGTAAAGATTATTTACTGATAAGATGTACACACAAACCTAATCCTTTTACTCATGAATCTGCATGGATAGATCAAGTGGGAAATTTCGATTACGTAAATATTATATCTAATTTAATAGTTACAATTATTGAGTCAGGCACAAGTGGTTTGTATAATGTTGGTACAGATACTAAAACTATGCATGAATTAGCATTAGTTACTAAAAATAATGTTTTAAAAAGTTTTAGTCCATCATATGTTCCAAAGAACCAATCTATGAATATATCAAAACTTGAAAAATTATTATCAAATAAACCATTCTTTTCAATAGCAATTCCTACATATGAAATGAAAGGGTATGGAGAAGAGTTTCTAAATTTTAGTTTTGTTAAATTATCTAGACAAACATTTAAAAATTTTGAAGTTGTTGTATCTGACCATAGTAAAGATGATGTAATTAAAGATTTGTGTGAGAAATGGAAAGATAATTTAAATATTAGGTATTTCAGAAATGAATATAAGATTGGTGGATCATCACCAAATATAAATAATGCAATTAAAAAATCAAATGGAGAGTGGATTAAATTATTATGGCAAGATGATTTTCTATTCAGTGAAAACTCGTTAGATATAATTAAAAAACATATTGAGAAAACTGAGAATATTGTTTGGTTAGCATCTGCTTGTGAACACACGAATGATGGTATTGTAATGTATAGACCATTTTATCCTTCTTGGACATCTGATATTCATTTAGGTAATAATAGAATTAGCTCACCTAGTGTTATAACAATTAAAAACACTGAAGATAAACTATATTTTGATGAGGATTTGATTTGGTTAATGGATGTTGAATATTATAAAAGGATGTACATGAAACATGGTGAACCATCTTATTTGAATTTAATAACAGTTGTAAATAGAACATGGGCCGATAGT